GTTCCGTCGGGTGATGCTATATCAAAGCTCTCAATTATTGATGAGAAAATTAAAACTGAAAAGGAAAATCTAAATGCAATTCGTAAAGAACTTTCTCAACTGGATTCACAAGTTGACAGCACCCTCTCCAGAACAACCGAAGCTAGCGGAGCCGAGCGTTCCATTGCGATCCGCAAGAGCCAGCAAAAAGACCGTGCCCGCATCCTCAAAGACATTGGTGAAACCCAAACCAAAATCTCCAATTACACCAGTGAAAAAGCGCCTATATCCGCCGAAGTCCGTAAAGTCGAAGCCGAAGTTGGACCGATAAAATATATTGCAGCTTTAATTTATGGCGATAACCCTGAGACGGATGTACTTGAAAAGGCAGTCCGATGGGTTATTATAATGATCGTGGCAGTCTTCGATCCATTAGCCGTACTAATGCTAGTTGCAGCAAATTGGAATCTGAAACAGGAAAACCCCCTACTAGTTGGAGGGGTTTCCCGAGACCATATAACTGGAATATCCTCTTCTAGACGTGGTGAAACATCTATTTTGACGCCTCCAGAGGAGCCTTTAGAGGAGTTTCCAGCTGCCCACATCCAAGGTGCCGACGATCTAGTCGAGGCTACAGACACGATCCAGGTAGTCTTACATTCAGAGAAGCCAATTCGGGTTCCGCTAAGATAATAGTTGTTAATTTACAACGAAGACCCTACGTTTTGTAGGGTTTTTCAATTGCAGCTTTACATTAAATAAGGTTTGGTGTATAATTACTGTGTTGGGTTTGATTAAGAACATATGAGGTATTATTGATGAGAAAATTAGCTACTATTCGTAAGATTGATGGTCTGTTTCCAATTGAAGGTGCTGACTCTATTGAGCGAGCACTGATTGGCGGATGGTCAGTTGTAACTCGCAAGGGTGAATACTCTGTTGGTGATCGAGTTGTGTACCTGGAAATTGATTCTTGGGTTCCAGCTAAACTTGCTCCTTTCCTTTCTAAGGGTAAAGAGCCGCGTGAGTTTGAAGGTATCAAAGGCGAACGTCTTCGTACTATCAAACTTCGTGGTCAGATCTCCCAAGGTTTGCTGCTGAATCTCGATCAAGTGATTCCAGAAACGAATTCCTTCGTTGAAGGTGATGATGTATCGGAGTTTCTTGGTATCATCAAATGGGAACGACCAATGAATGCTCAGCTTGCTGGCATGGCAAAGGGAAACTTTCCATCGTTTATTCCTAAGACTGATCAAGAACGTGTTCAGAACATTGTTAAAGAAATTGCAAATGCCCGAGAAATGCGTATGCGTTTTGAAGTCACTGAGAAGCTAGAAGGTTCTTCAATGACAGTCTATCTGGATCATGGCGTATTTGGTGTATGTTCACGCAACCTTGATCTCAAGGAAACTGAAGGCAATTCATTCTGGTCCACTGCTCGTGCCAATGATATTGAAGCCAAGATGCGCGCAATTGATAATGACTGGGACTTTGCTATTCAGGGTGAACTGATTGGTCCAGGCATTCAAGAAAATATCTACAAACTATCTAAGCCAGAATTCCATGTGTTTGATGTTTATGATATCATGAATGGTTGCTACCTCGACCCAGAGCGTCGGCGTGCTTTGATTGAACGTATGGGTCTAACTCATGTTCCTGTGCTGACTACGTTTATGGTACCAGTGATTGATCTTCTGGCTCTCGCTGAAGGTAAATCTGTTCTTAATCCTACACAAGAACGCGAAGGCATTGTGTTTAAAGAATGCAATGGTGGAATGAGCTTCAAAGCAATTTCGAATAAATATCTACTCAACGAAAAATGAAAGTGAAATATGAAAGCTGATAAAAATTTTAGACTTAATCCGACGACCAAAGTAATTTTGGCTCTGACGAAATTCAAGAGTGCAGAAGATCGCAATGCATTCAAACGTGCAATGATCGATGCCCAATTATGCGAAACTCAAGCGAAGCTTGCAAGAGGCAAAGAAAAAGAAAAGAATTGACATTAAAATGAAAACCGAGTATAATTATCTTAAGCCTCGAGATTATGTCGCCAAAGATTTGAGAACACCAAAGTATCGAATGCGTGTTGTTGAATCTAAGTGTACATATTCACGTAAAGCTAAACATAAAAAAGGTGATTATGAGTGACTTGGATTTTAAAACTGAACAACTAGCTGACGATTTACACACTAGCTTGACTATCCGTTCGATCCCTCGCGGTCTTATTGAGGTTAAGTTTAACCGTCAGATGGGTGATGTGCTCAATAGTTCATATACGCTTTATTATACTATACCAGAGTTCAGAGAGTTCTTTGAACCAATGATAAATGAATTGAAAGAAAGATTTGATAATGACGAAAATTTTCAACAACGATAAGGAATTCGATGACTTCAAAGCAAATGTCCTCCAAAACTTGCGCGCTAACAATGTCTCAGTCAGATTCACCAAGGCAGACGGGTCGGAGCGAACAATGCTCTGTACTCTCGTTGAGTCAAAGATTCCCACAGACAAACTACCAAAGACCGAACAGGCAGCTAGCAGCACTATTGGATCCACAGTTCGCGTTTTCGATGTCGAAAAATCAGAGTGGAGATCTTTCCGCTATGACTCAGTAATTTCAATTGATGGAGTATAATTATGTTTAAAGCGATCTTGTCTTCTTTTGGTCTAGTTGGTCTTGTTGTAGCAATTCTTGTTGCAATAGTTCTACTACCATTCCTGTCTATCTGGGCATTTAACGTGCTGTTTCCAGCTCTGTTGATTCCATATACGTTGGAAACTTGGGCAGCTACTATTCTGGTTGGTGCATTTTTCCGTAGCTCAAAATGATCGAATTCCTTCTATACCTAGCTGTATCGGCGAGCGTCGTTCTTAGTATAGTTGGAGTTGCTGTCTATAAAAGCAAAAAGAAACTTCGTGCAGCTGAAGATTATAATCTGTATAAACAAACTCTACGCGAAGAATCTATGAAAAATATTGCGCGTCGGGCACAGTATAGAGCATCGATGATTGCACAACCTTCTACACGAGTTACAGAGACTAAACCTACAACGCCAGTTGTAGAGACTAGATCTCGAACTGTAGATAGTTCGACTAGCAATGATGATAGCATTAATATGTTAACGACCATGCTTATTGTTAATTCAAGTTCAGATAATCTTATGCGCTCAACTACATATGATTACTCTTCCCCAAGTTGCGATAGCTACTCTTATAGTTCGAGTAGTGATAGCAGTTCGTCAAGTGATAGTAGCTGCTCTTCGAGTAGTGATTAATTTAAGGATATAATATGGCAATTTCATCTATTGAAGATCGTAAGAAAGTCTTCGGAGCTATTCGAGAGATTAGCAATTCCATGGTTCGTATTGAAGCTGAGCGTGATCTTATGAAGGATATCGCAAAAGATGTTGCTGATAATTTTCTGATCTCTAAGAAAATTATTAATAAGATGGCCAAGGTTTATCATAAACAAACTCTAACCCAAGAGATTGATCAGCATGAAGAATTTGTTGAAATGTATGAAGATGTGACCAGTGCAAATAAATCACAAAACGCCGCAGACCCAGCGCCATAAACTTTTATATTTTATGGGTCAAACATGGAAATATAAAACCATGTTTGACCTTGATATGAAAGAAGATAGCATTAGTGATATTTTATATGATGCTGGAATTGAAGTTATTTCAGTTGATTATGATTTTTATGATGATCATTCTACTGTATATTCTAAAGCTACAGAATTAGTTCTAGAGTATAAACCAGATTTCGTTATGGGGTATTGTTATGGATCTTTTCCTGCAGCGCATTGCGTTGGCACTGCTAAACTGATTTTATTAGATCCATGTGTTGATAGCACTTTCGATACAACGCGTGTTGTTGATATTGATGCATTTACACCACAAATGCATATGGATATTATGTGGAAAAATGAAAATTTATCTACAACTAAACCTCCAAGCATTCCCATTGATACGATTCGTTCTAAAGTGAATATTTTCTTATCAGAAGATAACAAACTGTCGACTAAAGGTTTACAGTATAAATTCTTTAGAAACAAACATATAGAAGTTATTCCACAGTCTTCTCATTTAATCATGATCGAGCCAGCTAGATATACACTGATAAATCATATATTGAAAGTAATGAATGCATAACTATCCAGCTTTCCGTAATGGAACGTACTGTAAACTTAAAGATCTAAATGTTTCAATTCTAGATCTTGGATTCATTCATTGTGACGCAACGTATGATGTTATCTCTGTTAAGAATGGTGAAATTCAAAACTTGGATAATCATCTAATGCGGTTCAGCAACAGCTGCGCTGGCTTCCGTCTTCCATGCCCCGATCTATATGCTATCCAAATGGTTCTTGAAGATCTAGTAGATGAAGCCCCAACTAAAGATCTATTGCTATGGTTATGTGTCACTCGTGGAATTCCAACGAATGGCAATCCCCGTGATCTAAAAAAATGCGTAGCTAACTTTATGGCATATGCAAAACCATACTTTGCGTTCAATTCATCCAATAGTGCAACTGTCTGCCTAGCATCTCAAATTAGAAATACTTCTATTGATCAAACTATGAAGAACTTTTCATGGAATGATCTGACGCTGGCACAATGGGAAGCTATTGATCGTGGATATGATACTGCTATTTTAACTGATGGTAATGGATACGTTACTGAAGGTCCAGGATTTAATGTTGGGTTTATCATCGGTGATAATGTATATGCTCCAAAAGAATCATGTTTACGCGGAACTGTAATGGAATCCGTTCGGCAGTTATGCGAAGATAATTCTATTAATTTTGCATATACTAATGTAGATTTAATCTCTATTTGGTTTACAGCTTCAGCCATGTTTTTAACCAGTACAGCTGGTGCTGTGATTAATGTTACTAAATTCGAAGATGTAGTATTCAAAGAGAATGATACTATTAAATGGCTACAACAGAATATTTAAATCCCAATAATAAACATCTACTCTTTATTCTTCCAGGGCAGAGTTTATCATCTAGAGTATTCTGGGATTTTAAATTACCAGATAATAAAACTCATGCACAATACTTCTATGAAGCTGGTATTGATGTTATCTTATTTGATCCCGCTGGGTATGGAACTAATACAGAATTCTATTCGTATGATAGAATTGGTTATGCCGATCAAATTACAGAAGTAACTGATAAGATAACCAAGTCATATATCTCTAAAACTATTTTTGGATTCTCAACTTCAACTGCACCTGCATTATGTGCTGCTGAACGCGGATTCTTCGATAAGGTTATAATTCACAGCCCGTCTATTAGGAATCATCGAAATTACTTTGTGAAACATAATAACATCTTTAAGACTGGAATTGAAAAGTTAAAGAGAGAACGGTTAGCAAAGATTAGCGATACCTTAATTAAAATACCAAATAGATTCGATAACTGGGAAGAATCTATTCTTAATATTATTGGTAAAACTGAATGGGAATGTCCTGCCCAAATTGTATATGATATTGGTAATTATTGGGTTATTCATGGTAACAACGGCTTCAAAATCGCTAGAATCCCTCCAATCCTGACCTTGGTAGGTGAATTTGATTTTGAAGCGTCTACAGGCGGATTGGAGCTTTTCCGAGCCTTGTTCCCAAATTCCACTGAAATTGTCCTCCCTGGAGCAACCCACTTCTCAATGTGGGAAAAAGAGGCTGCAAACACTCGTAGGCAGATGATGAAATACTGCTTTACATTAAATCAAATCTAGGGTATAATTAGATTATAAAATGGAGTTGAAAAACTATGGCTACGAATATTGAAAAGCGCAACGAGAAAACCCGCCAGATCATGGCTGTCATGAAGGGTGGATCAGAACCAGTTCTCTCAATTGAGGACTATAAAATGGATCTGGTTAAAGCCATGGTCTGGTACAATAACAATGAGGATGATCGAACTAAACGCAAGTGGCTCGAAACTTTCCTTACGAAGACTAATCAGAAACCTTTGATTGCTACGTTCAACAAAGTTCCTGACTATGAGATTCGTCAGGTCGCTGTTATCTGCCGGATGCAAACACTTGAGCGTTACCTGGAACAGAAAGATATCGATTGGGCTAACAATAAGATCAAAGATCTCACTGCTCAATTTTCCAAAGTTAAAGAGAAAGTTAAGGACGCACCAGCAGTTCCCGTCGTTTCTATCCAGACACGTATGGACGATGCTGCACATAAACATGCAGCTGAAATTGACGGCGCAATTGATGATTTTATTCTGAATAAAACTGCATTTTCTGCCAAGGCATATTTGAAAGGTCAGCAAGTTGCTGCTCCTGTGACGAAACGTATTGGTGCGATGTATGTTAAAACTTTGGCTGAACTTCGCGAAACAATTGCTGGTGAAGATAAACAACTTGTAGAAGCCTACTCGCATCTGTCCAAGCGTGAACTGAAAAAGTTTGCTGATTTTGTTGGACAAATTGTAGAAGACTGCCAACAACAAGTTGTATCTGCTAAAGTTAATCAAAAGCCACGTGCACATAAACCTGTTCCAGTTGGTAAGCAGGTGTCTAAGATGAAATTCCTCCAGTCTTTCCCTGAACTGAATTTGAAGTCAGTACCTTTGACTCAAATTATTGGTTCCACTGAAGTCTGGTTCTATAATACACGTCTCCGTAAATTTGGTGTGTATAAAGGTGAAGCTGGCAATAATCTTTCTGTCAAAGGAACTACTATTCTTGGATTTGACATCAAAGAATCTAAACAGCTAACACTGCGTAAACCAGATGAATTCTTTAAGGGATTGGCTTTGGGTAAACGCGCCCTTGGTAATGCATTGAAAACCTTAACGACTAAATCGGCTACCCCGAATGGTAGGTTTAATGAAGATACAATTTTGATCGGAGCATTTTAATGACAGGCATGACTATTCCTACTGAAGTGGCAGATAGAATTACTTTGGCAACTTTAATCGACTGGCGTGGTTATCTACAGGAGGAACTAGATAGCTGGACAGCCAATCCGCGAAATGAAATGAATCTTGATGGTTACTGGATGCACCCAGAAGATGTTGTATCGAATATGACACATATAGCTGCATGTGATCTTATTATTAAAGCCTTTGGAGGCGAACTGTGATTCTAGTTGATTATTCCCAAGTTGCTCTCAGTAATATTCTATCCTTCCAGCGCGAGCTAAAAGGTACTGAATCTGAAGTTAAGAATTTGATTCGGCATGTTATCTTGTCCACTCTTAAGTCATACAAGAAAAAGTATGGCAAAGAGTATGGTGAGATGGTTATTTGTTGCGATGGGCGTAAGTACTGGCGTCGTGAGATTTTTCCACACTACAAAGCCAATCGTAAGAAATCGCGCGAAGCCTCTGATCTGAATTGGACTCTGATTTTTGATACTATGTCTGAAGTGCGTAATGATATCGCAGCTCATTTTCCATACCGTGTTCTACATCTAGATCATTCCGAAGCTGATGATATCATCGCTGTTATGGCTAAGTGGACTCAGACCAATGATTTGATCCAGCAAGGTTTGATGGAAGAAGCGCAGAAGGTTTTGATTCTCTCGTCAGATGGCGACTTTATCCAACTACAAAAGTTTGATAATATCAATCAGTATTCACCTATGCAGAAGAAGCAGATCAAAGCCAATAAGCAAGAAGTGAAAGAGAAATATATTACACACATTGTTAAGGCGAGTGATGATGGTATCCCAAATATTCTGAGTAATGATGATGTGTTTGTTATCGGTGAACGTCAAAAGACTGTAACTGCAAAACGCCTAGCTGAGTTTATGGAACTTGGATTTGATGCGTGTAAGAATGATGAAGAGCGCCGTAACTGGCATCGAAATGTTCAATTGATTGATTTTGAATATATTCCAGAGAACGTATCTACAGATATCATAGATACATATGTAAATAGCAAACCTACTGGCACTAAAATGACAATTATGAATTATCTAATTGCAAATAAATGCCGACTACTTTTGGACGAATTGGAAGACTTTTAATATGGCATCTAAACTTATCACTGAACTCTTGGAAGATATCAACGCAGATATCACTTCTATCTCTAAACATAATCAAAATGGAGCACTACGTCTATTGTTTGAATATGCATTTGAACCTGACAAGAAGTTCGTTCTTCCTGAAGGAGCACCTCCTTACAAACAAGATGCTGCTCCAATCGGAATGAGTCCAGGAAACCTACATATGGAACTTCGCAAACTCTATATCTTCTGTCGAACTGATCTTACTAAACTTCGTCGCGAAACACTATTCCTTCAGCTTCTGGAAAACATCCATCCTTCTGAAGCTAAACTAATGTTAGCCGTTAAAGATCAAGAGTTGACTAAAATGTATCCAAAGATTACACATAAACTTGTATATGAATCTGGTTTTATTAAAGTAGCTCCTGCAGTTAAGAAAGAAAAGCCAGCAAAAAAAGCCGAGACGACTGGGACACCATCCTAGTCAAAAAAGTGAAACTTCCATTTTGGAAAAGACTATTTAAATGAAACAAAAATGGATTGATGCATTTATGGACACAGCAGCACGATTCGCTGATTTGTCCAGTGCAAAACGATTGCAGGTTGGTGCTGTTGTGGTTAAAGACAACCGCATTATCTCAATTGGATATAATGGTATGCCTGCTGGCTGGACCAATGACTGCGAGAACGAAATTGGTCGTGTACTAGATGATGCTGGCGAAATTGTTGAGACCAGATTAAAAACAAAAGATGAGGTAATTCATGCTGAAGCAAACGCTATTATTAAACTTGCCCGTGATGGTGAATCTGGATCTGCTGCCGATCTATTCTGTACTCACGCTCCTTGTATCAATTGCGCTAAGTTAATTTATGGTGCTGGAATTCGGAAAGTGTATTTCCGAGAGTCTTACCGAGATACACTTGGTCTTGAGTTTTTAGAAAAATGTAATATTGAAATTGAACAAGTATGCAAGAACCCCTAATTGAACTATTGCCACAAGATGTCCTCGGGTATTATACTATTGATGGTATCAAATTCTATTCTAAATTAGAAGCTTATGAGTTTGCTAAAGATCATCCAGAAAAAGTTAAGTGGCATTTTAATGATGAGATTTATAGCAGTTATAATTGGTCAATTGAGCCATATGAATCCCTAGCTGAACTATATCGCCAGCGTGCACAACAACTTCGCGACAAGTATGATTATATTGTTTTATGGTACAGTGGAGGCGCTGATAGTGATACTGTATTAAATACATTTATTGATAATGATATTAAATTAGATGAAGTTGTTTCGATGGTTAATTATTCTGCAACTGGCGATAAAGAAAACTTTATGAATGGTGAGATATTTCATGTCGCAGCACCAAAGATTATATCATCACAAGAAAAACAGCCAGAATTATATCATAGATTTTTAGATATGGCGCAACCATATATTGATTATTATAATGAACGTGAATCCATTGACTGGGTTTATGGTATGAATGATTTGATTAGTCCGAATAACATTGTTCGGCGAGAAATTAAACTTAAAATACCAGAATGGGCTGAGATGATTTTAGCTGGGAAAAAAGTTGGGTTTGTTTACGGAGCATGCAAACCGAGGGTAATGCGCCTTAATGGTAAATATATCTGGGCATTCGTCGACGCGATTCAAGGACAGTCGAAAGATACTCAAACTGTAGATAAGGATTGGGATTTTAACGAATTATTTTACTGGAGCCCAGAACTTCCAAAAATTGTTATTAAGCAAGCACATGTTATTAAAAATTACATGAAAACTTCTCCACCGAATGATCCAAATATGGTTCGAGATACTTTTGCTCCAACTTGTATAACTCTTGATGTAGATACTAATACGTGGGAGAATCCATGGAATGTTTCTTTGTATGAGTTGGGATTAATGTATGCATACAAAAACCCAAATACCAGAATTTTAGATAGTGATAAAGTTCATTCATTAATTTATCCTGGTTGGATAAAAGTTCCATTTCAAATTAAAGGAACTCTTATTTTCAACCCAAGAGATACTTGGTTTTTTATGTTATCAGAAAACACTAGCAAAGCTAGATATAATTGGAGAATTGGTTTAGAGCATATGTGGAGGACAACACCAGAATATCGAAAACGCCGACCTGGTCTTGGTTCAGACTTACACAAATTCGCAAGTAAAAATTATATTATAGGGGATTAATATTGCGTAATGAATATGATAAATAAAGACTTAGGATATTATTTATGTGGTGGGATTGAATTCTCATCTAAAGTAGATGCGTGTATATATGCTAAAGTAGTAGGTAAACCTATTGAATGGATATTTCATAATAATATATTTAAAAACTATTCATGGGATATCGAACCAGAAGAAACTCTAGATCAATTATATGATAAGAGAGCTAGAGAACTTCGAGAACAATATGATTATCTTATTTTAAGTTATAGTGGTGGGTCTGATACAAATAATATTCTCGAGAGTTTTATTAGACAGGGTCTTCATATTGATGAGATTGTAACTAATCATATTAGTGATGCTACTAAGTCTACTACAGTATTAGATCCATCTGTAACTAATAGCTGGAACTTTGGTGCTGAACACCAATTACAGGCTGTACCTAGATTAAAATACATTAGCGAGAAGCTACCCAAAACTAAGATAACTGTATTAGATGTAAGTCAAGTTGTTTTAAATTCAATGAATGTATTTGATGATGTAGATTGGGTTCTACATAGAAACGATCATCTATCAATTGGACAATTATTTCGATATAATTATTTTCACTTTGATTCTATTAAGAAGCAGTTTGATAAAAATCTGAAGATATGTATCATAGTTGGATTAGATAAACCGAAACTCGTAATTCGTCAAGATAATACATTTTGGATTTATTTCCCAGATTCTGTTGTTAACATTACAACTATTAATGATTTCAATTCAGACTATACCAATTTAAAGACTGAATTATTTTATTGGAGTAAAGATACTTTACCAATGCTGGCCAAGCAAGCACATACTGTTAAACGCTGGTTAGATCAAAACCCAAAACAACAACAGTATTGGAAATCTAGTACGTTTGCTACAGTTAGAACGCATCAAGAGAAATTACTACGTCCATTATTGTATAGTACCTGGGATAATAATTGGTTTCAAGTTGATAAATCTACAAGTTGGTTTAATACTGAATTTGATACTTGGTTTAAAAACAATCAAGATATGACACGAGAATTCCAAATGTGGAAACGTGGTATTGATTATCTTGAAGAACAATTACCTGAGTATATTGTATATGATGCTAATGGTAATGCTGATGGAATGAAATCTTTTAAACATGAATATTTTGTCGGTAGAATGAATAGAAATTTTTTAACATGAATATTGCATTGTGTTCTAAATCATCCAGTTACCATCATCTTAGTAAGAAATTTATTGAGCAGGGGAATAATGTAGATTTTTATTATGATAATCCAGTTAAATTTAACCAGAAACCGATATTCTTTATGGCATCAGGTATTCCTGTATGTAGAACAAAAGAACTGCATACCATGTTAATGACTACTCGTATCCCATATTTTTTTGTTAATAATAAATGCACTGAGTATGAGAATGATAAGTTTGTAACTAAAAAGATGTTTAAGGAACTTGGTATACCAACTGCCAGTGGATTTTTAATTAATGGTAAAGAATTAAAAGAAAAGTTCTACACTTATATAAAACCATTTGTAGTTAAACTCAATTATGCATATCAATATGGTAGACAGACAGTTGTAGTAGATTCTAAAAATTGCGAAGATGTTTATACGTCTTTATTTGGCACTGGGTTATTTAATATAAAAGAAGAAGCTAGTATTGTAATTGAAGAATATGTAGAACTATCTTCAGAGTATTCCTATCATGCACTATTTAATTACACTAACTGGCAGTTTTTTGGAGCAGCTCGTGATTATAAAAAGATTGATAATGGTGATATTGGATATAATTCTGTAAGTTGTGGTGCATATTCAACACAAGATGTACACACAATAGTGCATGAATATACTGATAAGATATATTCATATTTTAAAAGATATAACTTAATGTATCGTGGATTCATTTTTTTGGGTATTGGTATAAAGACGGATGGAACTCCAATTATTCTTGAGATTAATACACGAAGTGGTGACCCTGAACTTCAAGTTATGATTGAATGTATTGATAATGATCTTGCTGATTTATTTTTTAATGCTAGTAGCCAATTTAGAATACCTTCGATTAAATTTAATGGTAAACAAGCAGTAACAGTTTCTTTAATTAATAAAGAATATGATTGGACAGTTAAAGCCTCAGATTTACCAAAATTAAAAGATGTTCCTGCGGATATAGTTTATAGTACAGAATATCAGAATAATTATTTAAAACATGGTGTGTTAACTGCAGTAACTAATTCCCGCGAAGATTCTAGTAAAATTATTTACGATTATCTAAATACACAATATACTGGCCAGTATAGATATCGATCTGATATTGGAATTTTAAAATAACCACTCAAAGTGTAGGGTTATGCTTTACATTAAATCAGGTTTCCTGTATAATTACTGTATAATTACTGTATAGGATGAAAAGGAATTTATGATGAAAAATATGGTCGGTAAAGTTTTCACTTCTGTGTCCCATGATGCTGCAGATATGTGGTTTAAGAATGCTGAGGAAGTATTTCACTTCTATCACGCACAGGATTGTTGCGAGTCGGTTTTTATCGATGATGTTGTCGGCGACTTAGCTGACTTGATTGATACACCAATTTTGATGGCTGAGGAAGTATCGGGCGAATCTCCAGCTGGGTTTGATGAGAACGACCATGAATCCTGCGAGTGGACTTTCTATAAGTTCGCAACAATCAAAGGTTATGTTGATGTGCGTTGGTTTGGTGAGTCTAATGGCTACTACTCGACTGGCGTATCTATGGATCATACAGTAAAATAATATGATAAAAATTCCTTCTCAAATATATGTAGTGTCTCAAAATAGAGTTGAGTATGAGTATCCAATTCCAGGGATTTGGTCCAGCAGGATTGAGCTCGACCACAACTTTGGGTTCCTACACCCTCATGAGCCAACTAAGAAGACTGATGCATCCCGCAAGGATACTCAGATGAAATGGGCTTATCGCGGAGAAGTCTACGAGAAGAATGGGGAATGGTGGAGAAAGGGTATTGATTATATGTGGGATCAAGTGACTCGTATAAATTCTCCAGTGTCATATGATGAACGCATTGAAGAACATTATGCTCCCCGAGTATGGGATAACGTGGCTCTGACTGGATTTAAGTTGATTGATACCGTAAATCGCTATCGAGGTAATAAACTGTTTAAGGTTATGGATCCGCGTGGTGTAGAGTTTGAGATTACCGTGCAGTCGTTGTATCATATCCTTTGCGAAGGTACCGTATCTGGCGGTGAGATCCTAGATGCCTGCGTCTGGGCTAAAGGTAAAGACCTTGTGGTTGCTAAAAGTGTGGACAAACAGTAAAATGATACGACAAGAACGAATTTTAGATTTCCCATATATCGCCAACGATCCCGTTCGCCCAGATTTGAGTATGGAATTCCGTACTTCTGAGGGACGCGAAGTCTATTCCTACATATATGAAGGTGAAGTTGCCGCTGTTGTTTGTGTGGCATATACAACAGATGTTCCAATTACAATTGATGATATGGATACAGACTCTTGGGATGCCCATGGTGCTTCCTGCGCGATCTTTTATACTGTGTGGAGTTATAAGAAAGGTTTTGGACGTAGTCTGATTCTTGAAGGAATTCCTACATTACGAGAGAAGTATCCAAACTTGAAACGATTTGTAACTCTGTCGCCGAAAACTGATATGGCATATAAATTCCATACAAAGAATGGTGCCAAGCATATTTCCAATAACCAAGAATCAGATAACTACGAGTATACTTGACCTATGATTACCATTACAGAATCTGCAAAAAATAAGATAACTGAACTTATCCTGGAAAATCAGGAAGAGTTTCTACGTGTCTCCGTAAAAGGCGGCGGCTGTTCTGGATTCTCATACGCATTCGACTTTGGAGATAAATCTGAAGATGACTTTGAATTTGGTACGGTTCTAGTTGATGCAATGAGTATGCAGTATCTCCAAGGTGCAGACATTGATTATGTAGAGGAACTAATGGGTGCATCATTCAAAGTAACTAATCCAAATGCCGTGGCGACTTGTGGTTGTGGATCTAGTTTTTCTGCTACATGAAAATAAATTTTGATTTTACCTAATTTCAACATATAAAATGCCTATATAGATCATGGTCACGAAACTATTATCCTCGTTAGCAAGAAAACATCTACCTAGTAATGGTGGATGGACATGCTCGCGCCCACAGTATAATGCGTTTGCGACTGAGATTGATACTGAGGGTTTTGTAAAGTAGACTGATACTAGTTTATTTCACAAAACCCTCGAAGATGAAAGTCCTCGAGGGTTTTTTGCTTTAGACCTTACATTTTGTAGGGTTATTAAAAAAGACTTTACTTAAATTCACTTTCCGTGTATAATAGTGTCTTAGGTTGAGTGAGAAAGTTTTTCTTATTCAACTTTTTAGTAACCTTTCAGTTTGTAGGGTTATTAAAAAAGACTTTACTTTTATTCTTGTTTAGTGTATAATAGTGTCTTAGGTTGAGTGAGAAAGTTTTTCTGACTTGACCTTAGTAACCCTCTGCAAAGAAAGGTTATTAAAAAAGACTTTACTTTTATTCGCTTTTAGAGTATAATTAATATTCTAGCTTATCTTGATCTCTTGATTAGCTGAAAGATCTTTAACAATTTATGTATAAATTTTTCCCGAGTAGTGTAGTGGTAGCACAGCAGACTTTGAATCTGTTAGTATAAGTTCGATTCTTATCTCGGGTGCCATATTAAAACACATTCGTTGATCGGTGAGCCTATGGTAGATCCGCAAATGTCAAAGTGTTGTACACTCAGTTTCGGTCTTGGCCATGCAGCGTCAGGTATCGGGGAAGACGGTTTAATTCCGTAGTGTGTTTTAATATGGTGAAACTATTTAAGTTCAATGGTCACACGCCCTTGCTTGAATTGGAAGATACCATACTAAAGTATATTACAGGTTGGGTTAGATTCGCGGTCTAACTATTTGGGAAGAAAAGACGGCGTAATTGTAGGTCAATATTCTAAGATACGTAGTATATTTTAATATGGAGTTTGTGATGTAATGGTAGCATCAGAGATTGTGATTCTCTTCGCGTGGGTTCGATTCCCATCATTCTCCCCAGTTTTAGCTGCTTTAGCTGATGTGGTCATAGCGGTGGTCTGAAGAACCATTGAAGTAGGTTCGATTCCTACAGGTAGCACCAAGTATAATTTTAAAGTTTTCGGAGACTGAAACTTAACTATGTCCTCTGCCTGTGCTTTTCAGCACAACGTATTGACTCAGATAAGTGGATAAAGTGGACGGTATATAGGTAAGTGACTCGGCGAGTATGGTATATCGCTGATATCGACCGCCAGTGTACAGGCTGTCTCCAATTTTACTCGCATAGCTCAAAGGTAGAGCACTGGCTTGATAAGCCATAGACGAAGGATCGTTACCTTCTGTGAGTACCAAGTATTTTAGCCCTTTTATCCTTAATGGTAGAGGTCCTGTTTTGTAAGCAGGGTGTGCGAGTTCGATTCTTGCAAGGGGCACCAAGTTTTGTAGTTTAGCGGGAGTGGTGGAATGGTATACACGCTGGTCTTAGAAGCCAGTGCCGAAAGGCTTAGGAGTTCGAGTCTCCTCTCCCGCACCAAATTTAGGCGAGTTCATATAATGGTAATATCGCGGATTGTCTATCCGTAGCCAGGGGTTCGATTCCCCTACTCGTCGCCAGTTTTTAAAAGGATATATTATGTATTGGGGTTATCATTTGATGCTTGACTGTGCTGGATGTGATGTTAATTCTATTAGAAATGAAAATAACATTTACAGATTCGCAAAGGAATTGGTCCTTCGAATTGACATGGTTGCTCATGGTGAACCAATTATTGAATTCCTTTGTCCAGGTGATCCAAGTAAAGAGGGATATAGTTTGATGCAGTTGATTACAACTTCATCTATCACTGGGCATTTTATTGATCATGATAGACACATCTACCTTGATGTGTTTAGTTGTAAAGAGTTTGAGATTAAAACTGTTAAAGATACAGTTGAAGAATTTTTCGGTGCGCAAAAAATGCGAGTGAATTTTGTGACACGAAATGCAGGTTAGAGATATCTCCGATTGGTGAAATGGTATCACTCGACGTTTGGGACGTCGGAGCGAAAGTTCGATTCTTTCATCGGAGA